TTTCCGCTGACCGCGTTGTTCCCGCGCATGATCGCCATGGCAGGGGCTCCTTTCCTCAAAAAGGTGGGGGGACCTTCGCCTCCCCCGTGGTGCATCAGGTCAGAAGGGCCTCGGCGTCGATCGAGACCTCGTAGGTCACGCGCCCGGCGAGCGTCGCATCCGCAACGTTCGTCACATAGGTGAACGAGTCCGCAGCCGCGACCGCAATCGGGGTTGAGAACGTCGTCGCCGTCGAAATCGCACGCGCGCGAACCACCGACCCGATGGCCGACGTTCCCGCCGTCATCGTCGCCAAGGTGGTCGTGGTCGTGCCCGACACGTTGATGACGCGAGCGAGCGCGCCCGTGCCCGTGCCAGCCGCCGTCACCTGATAGGCGACGTTCCACAAATCCTGCGCGGCGTGGTGCAGGATCGATGCCGAAACGGCCAGCGTGCCGGCCGCCGAAGAACCGCCCTGCACAAGCGAACGCGCCGCGTAGGTCGGATGATCGTAAGAAACAGCGTAAGCCATGGTGTTTGCCTCCTATCCCACGGCATGTTGAAAGAAAGCGCGACCGCAAAGGCAGCCGCGCTGTCTGCCGCAAGTGCTCAACTTGCCGAGTTCCACTTGATGATCCGAGCGTTCGTCGCGCTCGGGTCACTCGTGGAATTGTAGATGATGCCGAAGCCCTCCAGGGCGTACCACGCCATGCCAAGCGACCGGCCGTAGTCGGACGGGATCTTGCCACGGACCTCCGGCGGAACCGAAATCACCTCGGCCACCGTGTCGGCGCCCATGAAAAAGCACCAATCCGAGGCGTTGGACGACCACGCCGTACCGTTCGGGATCGTCGTCGCACCCGACGCGGAAACACCGCGCGGGATGTTAGACTGTTCGATGACTTTATTTTCGTATGTGGCCGCTACGCCGCATACCGTTGTGCAAACAGATCTCTCCATTTGCGGCCCGTGACGACTTCCCAGACAGTGACTCGTGAGCCGCTAATCGCCCTTGCGATCTCGGTGTTGGACATGCCGGCATCGCGCATATCGTAGATACGCAGGATATCCGCCTCAGTGTACTTGGCGTTGCCGTTCTTCGCTCCGCACGCTTGCCGCTTCTTGCGGTCACGGTCGTCGGAGTTGTCCTTTTTGGTCCCGAGAAACAAGTGATTGGGATTCACGCACTTTCTGTTGTCGCACTTGTGCAGCACGAACAGACCAAACGGGATCTTGCCGTGGTGGATCTGCCATGACGCACGATGGGCGAAAACCATTCGCGGTCCATCGTCTTGGTCGTTCTTGAGAAGCCCGTAGCCATAACGAGTGACATGAGCCTGCCACTCCCAGCACCCAGACTCCACGACCTCGTACTTGCCTTTAAACCGTTCCGCGATTGGCTTTCTGATAGTGTACATGCCGACGATGCTCCGTCTGTTCGGCTGGTACACCACCCTACAACTGCTTGCGATCACTCGCAAGAGAAGACCATATCTTCACCGGAAGTATTCCGGTGCGCCGCGCTTCGGGGCGCTTGCCCCTACTCCCTTTCGGGATGGTCGTTGAACCTTCACCTGTACGGTGCTTGGCTGCTGATTGTCTCTATCCGCCGGCTTTTCAGACTGTCGCGCCCGCCCTTTCGGACCACGCTGTAGTGCGGCAGCTTTGCGAGAGTTTCCAGCAATTCACGGCGTTTTAGTTCGGCTCATCAAGCCGCCAGGGCGACAATCCCATTATCGTTGGCGACCAGAACATTCAACCGAACCCCCTCGAACCGGCCAATCTCGCCGCGCAGGATCTTCCCATACCCGCTTTCGACGTACTGGTTCACCGTCTCCAGCTCGTTCCGCAGCGTGCGGTAAGTCGTCGGGCGGGCGATGGCGAGATAGTCATCGCCGGAAAACGCCGGGATGTTCCGCTCCTTCATCGTATCGACGAGAGCGCGGACGTGGTACTTGTTGAGGGCCGAGGAATTGGTGGCCGTGGCCGTCCCGTTCGTCGTCAGGACGCCAGCGGCGGCCGTGGCCGTGCCGACGTAATGCAGGGCGGTCTTGTTGAACTCGGCAAACGCCGCCCGGTCAAGCGTCTCACGGCAATCGCGCGCGAGGGCGCTCCGGGTCACCTCATTGACCGAGTGCTTCGCGAAGTAGTCAACGAGGCTCGTAAACGGGACCGCCCGGCCCCATTCGAGAACCGTCGCCGTGCCCTGAGTGACACGGAAGTTCGTCTCTGGCATAGCCGTCGTCTCGGCCAGCGTCGTCGCGGTGCCGTCTAGCTTCGAGTAGACGTTCCACGTCACAAGCTGCCCGTGATGAAGGCCCTTGTCAGAAAAGTCCTGGGCATCGGCAAGCTGCCGAAACTTGTTGGTTGCGCGGACTTCCGTGCGAAGAACGTCGGAAAGCTCGTCGCTGTAGAGAAATCCACCAAGCGAATTGGTGGACCAAACCTGACCAGCAGGCATGTTGGTGTTCCTTCTACCGGCGCATCACTGCGCGAGTTGTTAGGCGTAGCGAAGCCCGCGAGACGCTCGCTCTTCAGCGATAATGTCTGCCGGGGTCTTCGGCTTGGGCGCTTGCGGCGCAGGCGCCCGGACGGAGGCGGCGGGGGTCGGCTTGGACAGGTTCGCCTTCGCGTCCTTGCGAGACTGAAGGGCCTGTTGTGCCGGCGGCGCGAACTTGGACTTCGTTTCCTTAGCCGCCGTGTCGAAGATCGTCATGGTCGGCCGCGCGTAGCCGAGACGTACCGCCTCACGGTGATAGAAACCGATCTGGGCGGGCGTCAGTGAGGCTAGAACACGCGGGTCGGCGCCTACAGTTTCAAGGTCTTCCAGCATCATGCGCTGGGCCCGCTGGGCGACCAGAACCTGAAGGTCGTCGTCCTTGGCAATCTCGGGATGACGTTCGGCAAAGGTGCGTAGGTCCGTCTGCGCTTCGGATGCGACCTGCCATGCGCGCATCCGTCGGTCAATCTCGGCTTGGACTGCGTCGGGGGTAAGGGCGGGTGCCTGCTGCGTACCGCCCTGTCCACGAAGCGCCTTGCCGAGCGCGTCCTTAATGGTGTCCTTGCTGCCGTAGGCGAGCGCCTCGGCCAGCTTGTCCACCTCGTCGTCCCCGGTATCGGCCTGTACGGGCTTTCCGCCGGGGGACGTCTGGTTCGCGTTGGCGATGCGAGCGGCTTCCTGTCGGGCCGTCTCTAGCATTGCCGCCGCTTGCCGCTGCATGTCGGATGCGGACTGCATCCGCTGCCGGGCGGCTTGTTCGATCTGGTAGTTCCGCCGAAGCTCCTCGACGGTGACCTCGCGCTCCTCGCCGTTGACCTTGACGCGGATCTTGGTGTCGTCGGCCACGTTCTTCGCGGCGAACTTGCCTTCCCGGTCGCGGGGCTGATCGGCTGGGGCCTGCGCATCAGGTGCGGCCGGCGGGCTCCCGTCATCGTCCCCGTCGTCGTCGTTCGACGGCTCCGCAATGCCCTGCGCGGCGCGTAGCTTGCGGTCCTGCGCGTCCCTGGACTTCCGGGCGGCGGCTTCCTCCACCGCATCCCGGCCCGTCAGTTCGGGCTTGTCGGATACGACCGGCGGCGTGTCGTCGGCGTTGAGGTCGATGGTCGGCGGCGGGTCGGCATTGAACTGTACCGACGCGCCCTCGTTGAGGGTGGCGTCCTGATCAGTCAAGTGAGGCTCCATCATGGGAAGTGCGGCGTCGTCCGACGCTGCTCGGCGGCTTGCCCAAGGCCGCTTATTGGGGCGTGCCAACCCGTTGCCGGAACTCAGGTTTCCGGCGCGGGGCGGGTTAGTGTCAGTTAGCTGCGCTTAGTTGCGCGGCGGCCTACCGGGAGGGCGCCTTGTTTTCGGCGCCCCACACCAGCCGCGTTAGTTCGTCAAAATCGTCCACGTCAACATGGCCGCGTGGCAGGCCGTCAGACCCGAACATCGTGAACTGCCACGTTGCGCCGGGAACCGTGCTTGGCGTAACCGCGTATTCCTTGCCGATGCGGTACGTTTCGCCTTGGTCCATAAACTTCTGGGTGAACGTGTCCTTCCACCCCTCAAACGCCTTCCTGACGTTCCACGGGTGCGCTGGGTCAAGCGGCTCCATCTCAAAGGACCGAAGGTCGTCGAGCGACAAGGGCTTGTCGTAAATGGCGCCGCCGAATGGGCGCCCCTCGGACGGCGGAAGGTACTCAACCGCTCCCGGCGGCAAGGTCGCGGCGCCGGGCTTGCGGTAGCGCATGGAATACTCGTATCGCTTGGGCTCCGCACTCGCCTGCACGCCCCCGCCCCTGTTGAGGACGATCATGTCCTCGGGTGCGATGCCCTGCGAAGTGTACGGGGCCGTGGCCGCGCGCTGATCAGGCGCGAAATCGGCGCGGGACTGGACGTCGCGGGCTTCGACCTCGCCGGCCGTGCGCTTGTAAGTCTGATCCTGCGCCGTCTCTTGCGCCATTCGGTCAATGTGAGGCGGGACGCCCTTGCGGCGCATGTCCTCCACAGACTTGACGTATTCGTCGTAGAACGGGCGCGCTTCGTCCAGATTGTCGAACCCTGCTTGCTTCGCGAAGTCTTCCAACGTCCCCGGAGTCGTGATCGCGTTCAGACGCTCGTTGTAGAGGCGCATGAAGTGCGGCCGGGACTCGCCCATCACCGCTTTCGTGGGGCTGCTCCCCGGCGCAAATCCTTCGCGAGACTGGATCGCGTGCTGCAGTTCGTGAAGCATCGTCACCCGCGCTTGCGGGTCGTCCATGTCAGGCGCGAGCGTGATCGTCTTCCGCCCGTCGTCATAGGCGCCGCGCCCGCCGCCGGGCGGCCTGCCGCTCTCAACCGGCATGTCCCGCAGTTCGGGATACGCACGAAACAGGTCATCGTGCTCCATGACCAGAGAAGCCGGAAAATCCGACATGCCGGTCATTCGGGCCGCGTTGTCCGGTATCTCGAACCGCCACTTCTCGTCAGGCCCCTTGAACCAGCCCGTTGCGGCGCGGATGGCTTCGTTGTCGGCTCCGCCCGCCGCCATGTCCTCGGCACGCTGAAGCGCCGCCAGATCGGCGGTCTTCGCGTTGCGCCCAGCGAACATGCCGATCGCACCTTTGGGGGCCAGCGCCGCACCCGCCGGAACCGCCAGCGCCGGAAGCGAAAGCACGGCTTCCGGGGAGAGGTTCTGACCCGGCTCCATATACGGGCCTTGCATCAACTCCCAAAGCCCCTTGGCGACGTCACGCGCCATGCCGGGCACCGCCCACGACCGCTCGCCCGTCTCGCGATTAACCGCGCGCGGGAGAACGTCGGCGTATTCCCATCCCGGCGCATCCTCGACTAGACCGCGCGCAATGGCTGTTAGGGCATCAGGCCCAAGGTACTCCGAAATGTCCCCCGCCAAGGCGCGAAGCGTATCGGCCGGCGTGGCGCGAGGCCCGCCGCTTCTGCCCGTCCCTGGTCCCATGGGTCACTCCGCAAAAGCGTCTTCGATCATGCCGCAAAGCACGTGGCCGATGATCGCGTGCATCTCTTGGATCGTCGCCGTGCTGTCGCCGGGAGCGCGGATGCGGTTGAACGGGCCGTTGTCAGGGCAGTTCTGCCCCGTGACCATCCACGCCTTAAGGCCAAGCCCGTGTGCGTGATAGAGCGCATAGAAAATGTTCTCGC